GTAAAAAGTGGGCTATCTATCGAGATATAGATGTACTATCAATTAGACCAAACTGGGATAAGTTTGGAGAAGGGCAGGACTAATACGAAACTGTGAAATGTTAGAAGAGTGTGATAAAGTAGTAGCCTTTTGGAACTTATTCAGCCCAGGCACTGCACACATGATAGACATTGCCAGAAGACAGAACAAACTATTACACGTAGAGGAATACAATGATTAAAGCAGTATTTGCAAGCGGTAAGAAAGGCGAATTCGGTAAGGGATGTACAATGCCGTGGCCTAGAAACTCCAGAGATATGGCTAACTTTAAGAAGTTAACACACAACACATTTACGGTAATGGGTAAAGACACAGCCAACTCGATACCCCTACCACTACCCTATAGAGTGCCTATCATAGTGTCCAGTACTCATAGCGATGAGTGGATAACTATAGACTATACTAAGCACGATGTACTAGAATATTTAAGACTATCTATAGAACAAGGCATAGATGCAACATATAGTATTATAGGCGGTACTAGCTTATTAACAGTAGAAAACTTAAAACGCTGTGATGAAATATATTACACAGAGTTTAAGGGGGAGTTCCCAGATGCTGATGTGTATTTAGACAAATCAGTTTTAAGTTGGATAGCCGAACAAGAAAAAGAAGTTTTAGATGACTGTGAAGACTTCACGCTATATAAGGTAACAAATGAAACAGTATAAAGATTTAATTACTCAAGTTTTAACAGGTGATAGAGTAGAAGACCGAACTGGTGTAGGCACTAGACGAGTATTCGGTACTCGAATGGAGTTTGACCTATCTGAAGGCTTTCCTGCTGTAACAGAGAAAGCCCTGGCTTGGAATGCAGTACGTTCAGAACTGATATGGTTTATGAGGGGCTCTACTAACGTGAACGAGTTGAGATATCTAACTCACGGCTCTACTACTTCTATAAAGAAAACTATCTGGGATGATAATTACAACAAGCAAGCAAAAGCACTAGGATACTCTAACGGTAACTTAGGCCCTATATACGGTAAGCAGTGGCGTTCTTTTAATGGTGTAGACCAGATGGAGAAGCTTATAGAAGGGTTAGTAAAAGACCCTTACGATAGACGACATATAGTCACAGCTTGGAATCCATCCGACCTAGATAAAATGGCTCTGCCACCTTGCCACCACACATTCCAGTGTTTTGTATCCAAGGACGGAAGACTATCATTAATGTGGCATCAGCGTTAACTTTGAGCGCCTTGTACAAGTAATTGTACCCGAAAAACTATCCTAAACGGGGAAACTCCTAATAAGTTAGGACAATCCCGTGCTAAGTTGTAGAAATAAAATATTTTATGGACTTCCATTCAAATTCTAGGTATACTATTTAATAGAGGTACAGAATTTGATGAAAGTAATTTACGCTATAATAAACGAACAGACAGAAAAATTTTACGTAGGATCCGCTTCTAGCTTTAGGGCTAGAATGTTAAGACACTTATCGGACTTACGAAACAACAAACACTGTAATGTATATTTGCAACGCGCTTACAACAAATACGGGGAGTCATCTTTTCATTTTGAAATTTTAGAAGAGCTATCCGAAAGTTGTAACCTATTTGAAAAAGAGAAGTATTGGATAGACTCTCTATCTCCGCAGTACAACATAGGGTCTGTTGGGGGTGGTGATAATCTTACCAAGCACCCCAACAGAGAGCAAATAATACAGAAAATACGATCCACTGTACTCAACAATATAGAAAATATGACAGCTGAGGAAAGAAAAGAAAAGTGGGGGATGCCTGGAGCCAAGAACCATAACTGGAAAGGTGGTATTAGTAGGAAGTTATGTCCTGTTTGTAAACAAAAAGAAATAGCGCCCATAAATAAAACCTGCTTATCTTGCAGAGAGAGGAGAGGGGAGAGCAACCCATTTTACGGCAAAAAACACTCCGAAGAAACAAGAAAAAAGCTCTCAGATAAAGCCAAGGGACGTATCCCTAGCAATGCTAGGAAGATCTCCGCTGAAGGCAGAGAGTTCCCTTCTCTAGCTGCTATGGCTAGAGAGTACGGTATAACTTCAGGAGCTGCTCATTACAGAGTAAATAGTGCCGCTAAAAAATGGGAAGATTTTTTCTACATAAATGCCTAACGACTATCTCGAAAGAGAGTAGGTCTTAAGTAAGACCGAAACGGATAGAGCCCCTTTGGGGTTGTGATATAGTCTGATCTGCAAGGTAACTTGCAGCTGGTTTAGTACCGGCAAGAGATTAACGACCTCTTGCGAACATAATGTCAATCGACGTTTTCTTGGGCTTGCCGTTCAACATAGCGTCTTACGCTCTATTGACACACATTATAGCTGAGTGTATAGGACTTAAGCCTGGTAAGCTTATTTTTACTGGTGGAGATACTCATATATACAACAACCACCTAGACCAGTGCGGTCAAGTGTTGCAAAATGAGTCATACCCATTACCTACATTAAAACTACCAAAAGCAGTAGGGAGTACGCCGTGGCAAAAGTTCTTAAATTATTGCCATTGTGTAGACCCCAAAGACATACAATTAGAAAACTATAAAAGCCATGGCAAAATAGAAGCCAGAATGGCAGTATAATAAAACCCGCCTTAGTGCGGGTTTTTTGTTATGTGTAAAAAATAATCTCTTGCAATTTATTTTTAGGCGTGTATAATTATTTTTATTTAGGAGAGACATATGAACCTACTGACCGTAGTAAACCAGTACAGCGGTACTGATGAAGAAATATTAGAACAGGTAAAGAATCATGAAGAGGTTCAGGGAAAGTTACTGTCTTCTGAAGTAATTACTATGTACTTGGTAAAACATAATTTATATAGTATATTTCTAAACTCCGATAACCCGCTATGTATAGCCACTATGCGAACAATATTTAGCTTAGGTGAGTTTAATTTTATACTATCACAGAGCAAGGGGCTTATGAATATATTTTATCTAGACTTGTTAATAGAAGCAGGAATTGCTACTTCAGCTTTAAAAGAGGACTTAATATCCGAAGCTAATCCGACTTCGACACCATATTACAACGTTAAACTAGAGGATATTATGGGCATATTACACCCTGACACTTGGAAGCTAGTATCAGACTCTATTATTAACAATAGAAGAGAAACTACTACTATTAGGATAAAAGTAAGTCCTGCAGTTACTACAGAATACGATTGTACTTACAAAATATCTGGCAGACTAGGAAACAGTGACGAATTTTTACCTATACCACAAAATACAAGAATGATTAATATACCTCTAGTAAAAAACGAGGATATATTCTTCGACATTACATTGCCTTTTGATAGGCTAGTCCAGCAGTTTAAGGTTGAAATAAAAGGGCCATGGGCCGGAAGCCTTACTAGCGTGGAATATATAGGAATAGTTAACTAATGAAAAAATTTTTAAACAATAAGTATATAGCGTATACGAAGGTCATTAATTTTATAGGTGATTTGTAATGGCATCGGTATTTCAAACAGACTTTTCAGAATATCCAGATGGCACGTTATTAAAAGACGTTGCTGGATGGACTGTTTATGGTCAATTCCCTGCTAATGTAAACGCTGCAAGGATAACAGGTGAGCAACTTGTCATAGATGCCACTGACAACACGGTGATGAGCTACAATGCTGGCTCAACGTCCATGTATTCAGAAGTTAGGATGAAGTACCAGTTTGCAGGAACGAATAGGGATGGTGGACCTGCTGTTCGCACAGATTCACGCTTGGACTGGATTTCAATACGTCTTCCGTCCGCCACAAGCATAAGCGTACTTGCTAGTAATAACGGGAGTAAATCCATACTTACAACTTACCCTGTTGGCGTGGCAGTAGACGACATTGTAAGGCTTGAAGTTGATGGTGATGCGAACACGCTTGAGGTATTTGTTAACGGTGTGAGCGCAGGAACTCCCGTCGATATATCAGGTGTTTCAAGTGGCACAAGCATTAACGCGGGTATGTACGGTAAAACATCAAATCCTTTTATTGATGACTTGGACCTTGGTACAACAGCTAGTGATTTAATTCAATTAGCACCAGAGACAAATAGAAAAGTTTACGCAACATTCGGGCCTACTTATAACTACACAATCAGCGGAACTTACGAGGGTGTAACTACGCCAACAGCTATCGAATATCGCGTTGAAGAATTTGTTAGTGGTGCAGTTGTAACAGATTGGACTACATTGGATGCAGCGCCATCGGCCGGCGCATTTTCTGGTGATGTTGATATACCGCGTGGCCCTTATTACAGAATACTTGTTCGCTATGCTAACTCAACATCAATACAAGCATCTTCATCAAGAATCGGGTTCGGATTGGTTATCGAGTTCGCGGGGCAGAGTAACACTGACATGCTTTGGAACAGCACGTTTAACGATACACCGCTTGATAACGTTGTTAAATTTAACGGCTCAGAATATCAGCAGCCAACAGATAGGGGCTGTATTTACGCAGGGCTTAACGCTATATCTCAGTCTCTTGGTTGTGTTGTGGCTGCATACGAAACCGCAGTAGGTTCAACCACTATTGAACAACATTTACCCGGCGGCGATAACTACGCAAACCGACAAGCAGTATTAACAGCGGTAGGCGGGAAGCTTAACGCGCTATGGTGGGGGCAAGGTGAGTCAAACGTAGGTAGTGCGCAAGCGACTTACGAAACGCGCCTTGGTGAGTTGCGCTCTGACATCCTGTCGCGCACAGGTCAAACTTCCGATACGCTACCGTTATTTATTGTTCAGTTAGGGCGTAACGTTGGCGGCACTGGTAATGACTCAGGCTGGCAAGGAATACGTAACGCACAGACAAATTACGCCAACGCTACGGCTGATGTGTATATCTCGCATCAATCTATGGATTTGCCTATGTCTGACGGGCTGCACAGAACAAGTCAAGGTTATGTGGCCGAAGCGCTTAGATTCTCAGATTCGTTTTTAGCGGCATTTAACGGTTCAGGCAACAGTGGTCGCGGCCCTATCCCAATATCGGCCACGTATAGTGGTAATGATGTAACTGTCACTCATAACTTGAATGGTAGCACAGGTCTAACAGTTCCGGCGCTTGCTGCAAGCTTGTATCAATTAACTAATGATGATTTCTCAACCGTATCAAATCCTACAAGTGTTTCATACGTTGCACCTGACAAGATTGTATTAACTTTTGCATCAATTCCTAGCGGCACTGTCAAGCTTAGAAGCCATCAAGGTCAAGATTTCGATGAAACTACATTCCCGACAGGTGATGAAACCCACGGCTCGCAGGCTGTTATGGTTGAGCCTGTTACGATTGAGTCTTTAGTTACAGAAGGTACGCCTCCTGTTACTGTAAGTATAACGCTCGATATCGGCGCACCAGAAGGGACTTATAAGACATATCTGATGGA